ACTTTTTTAATATTATAATATTTATATAAAATAAAAAAGTTTTTATTAAAATAAAAAATATATATTTTTTTCTTTTTTTCTTTTTAAATATAGATATCTTTATCTAATTTATTTTTCTTCTTTTTGCGTCTTCCACATCTCACCTACCTTTTTCATAAGGTCTTGACGAGAAAGTTCAGGAAATTCTTCTTTAATAATAGGCATTTTTTCCTTTACAAACAGATTATAAGCAGTTGGTTCGCGCTTTTTTTTAGGTTCGGCATCATCATCTACATCCTTTTTAGCTTTCTTTTTTTTAGGTTCAGCATTTTTTTTACCAGAAGTAATCTGATGATAAACTCCAGTAAGAATCTTACCAAGTTCAGAACGAGTATACTCTTTTTCAGTATCAATAAGAGTAGTAAACTCATCAATGATCTGCTGGGTAGTAGTGGTCATTTTAAATTCGAAAAGTTTGTGTTGTCTTTAAATCTAGTCTCTTGTATTAGTGGTAATATCATTTTAGTAGTAATTAATCAATTTTTTATAAAAACAGGGTTTTTTTGATAAAAAAAATAATATTTTCAAAATATCTACAATAAAATAAAAAAAATGATATAAATAATTAAAATGAAATTTAAAATTAAAATGAATACTACTAATATCAATATAAACAATTATACAAAAAAATTTGATAATTATCCTAATGATTTAATAGAATTTGCAAAAAAAAATAATATTGAATTACTCCCTCTTTCATCTATGAAAGGACAAGCATTGGCATTAATGTCTCAAGAAGAAATACGAGGGCAAAAACATATTAGTAGAAAAGATGCAGTACAATTTTTTAAAAATATAGGAATGGAAACATCTGATGCTATTCAACAATTTAATAAAACAACTGGTTTTAAAAGAATAAAAAATAGAGGATATTATTGTCTTATTTATCCTTTTGAATCTGATAAAATTAATATTGATAAAAGAAAAGGTGTATGTATCAATGGTGATAAAAATTTTTATATAAATACAATTAAAGATTGGTGGAAAAAAAATTTAATTGATATTCCAAATAATGAATGGCAAATAGGACATCTTGATCCAACAATTGATGATTCATCAGAAAAAAATTTAGCATATCAACCTCCTATTCAAGGAAAATATAGAGATAGATTTAAATTTGATTCCTTTTTTATAAAAATGTGGCCAACTTGTAATGAATTACTTTCAAAAATAAATTATTATTATACAGAAAATGAACAAAAAATATTATATGATAAACTTAAACAGAAGTTTGATAATCTTTAATTCTTCTTTCTGTTATATCAATATATTCTTTATTTATATCATATCCTATATAATTTCTATTTGATTCTATACAAGCAATCGCAGTTGTACCACTTCCTATAAATGGATCTAATATAATTGCTTGTTCTTTTGTAAATAATTTTATAAGATGTGAAATTAGTGATATTGGTTTTACAGATAAATGTGTATTATATTCTTTTTTCTCTTTTTTATTTGGTTTTGATACTAAAAATATATTATCTATACTTTCTTCTATATTATCTGTTGTAATTATATTTGATGGAAATATATTATTATAACCTGTTTTTGTTTCATCTGATGTATTCATAAGACCAGTTCCATATTTTGAAAAATTATCTATATATCTTCCTTCAATTGGTTTTACTGCTAAACACATAGGTTCTATTGCAGGTTTTAATTGTGGTGTTTTCCAATTATTACATTTTTCTTTTAATTTTGTTTTTTCATTATCATTTAATAATTTATCTTTATCTATAATATGATTTTGAGAAAATGCTTTAACTTGTGACTGTGTATATATCCAACCTAACATATCTCTTATTTCAAAACCTGCATCTTCTATTGCCATTGTCATTGAATGATAGAGACGAGGACTACTAAATGATATAAAACTTCCACCTGGTTTTAATATTCTATATATTTCTAATGAAACTATTTTATAAAATTCATAAAATTTTTTTGACTGATTTCTATCAAATTTCATACCTTTTGGTAAATTACCTACTATTTTTGAACTACCTTTATTATCTAAATTTTCTTTTTTCCAATTATTATTTAATCCATCCAAAAAATAAGGTGGATCTGTACAAATCATATCTATACTATTTGATGGTAATTTTTTCATCATTTCTATACATTCACCTTCATATACTTTATTTAATATTTTATTAATATTTATTTCTTCATTATTCATTTTATAATTATAATAATAATTATATTTATATTAATTATTATTATCATTTTTTTTCATGTTATATTAAATATCTTTTACTATTATAAATTTTATTACACTTTTTACAAATATTTTGGTTAGGGATAACATTTTCACTGTTAGGGATAACATTTTCACCGTTAGGGATAACATTTTCACCGTTAGGGATAACATTTTCACCGATTGGATGTACATTTTCACCAGTTACATTTTTACTACTATTTTCAATAATTTGATATTTATGTTTAGCATTTTGATAATATATTATATAATAATATAAATATTTTAAATTTCTTATTTTACTCTATAAATGAGCAAAAAAAATAATACACTAATATAATAATATATTTTTTTAAAAAAAACAAAATTTGTTATCAAAGTTTTACTCACTTTTTTACTCAAATGAGTCAAGCGATTTTTTTGGTAAATTTTTTTGTAAAAAAATAAAAATCTTTTTTTTGTAAATTTAAAATAAAAACTAATAAAGCATAATAGTAATTAAAATTATTGATAAAAGTAGTATTTTTTAATAAAAAATCATGCTTTTTAGTTTTTTTTAAAATAGTACATTTCATAAAAAATTTATAGATAATATTTAATTATCTACCTGACCATATTTTTATAATTGGTAAATTTTCACATTTATATTTGTTAATATAAATATAAAAATTGTAATTAACACCCCACATACAATAGTTATGAATATTTCCTAATAAAGATAATTCATCATTTTTACAATTTTTTAATAATAAACATGCTATTACTCGTTCAAAAGAACATCTATTATATCGAGTTGTTATATGTGGTATTAATAAATCTAAATTATATTTATTATTAATATATTTTAAATAATCATATTCTATTATACACATTCCTCCAAAACAACCTTTCCATAATAATTTATTTTCATAAAATTTAGTTAATTCAATATCATTAAATAATTTTATCATTTTTGTTTCATCTTCAATTTGATCCCAATTGTGTTCAAAATCCCATAAAAACAAATATTTATTAATATTAAAGTCAATATATTTATTTATAAAAACAGTATCGTGTATTATTACTGCTTTTTCAAAAAATTTAAATTTTAAATAATAATAATATGGTAAAAATTCACCTCTTTGTGGAAATTCACTTTTTATTATAGTACAATTATATAATTCTTTATTTGTAATATAATCATAATTACTATTATCATCAATAATAACAATTGGATTATCTAAATAATATTTACGAATACTATTATAACATTCTATCCAATATTTATCATGTTCCTGTTTACTAATATGTCTTAAAATTATAAAACCAATCATATTAAATATAAAAAATATTTTTTTATATTATAAAAATACACAACACGATATATATAAGTATTAAAAAAAATATAATTTTTATAAAAATAAAAAAATATATATTTTTTTCTTTTTTCTTTTTAAATATAAATATCTTTATCTAATTTATTTTTATTCTTTTTGCACTTTCCACAACTCACCTACCTTTTTCATAAGGTCTTGGCGGGAAAGTTCAGGAAATTCTTCTTTGATAATAGGCATTTTTTCCTTTACAAACAGATTATAAGCGGTTGGTTCACGCTTTTTTTTAGGAGGAGCATCATCATCAACTTCCTTTTTAGATTTCTTTTTTTTTGGTTCAGCATTTTTTTTACCAGAAGTAATCTGATGATAAACACCAGTAAGAATCTTACCAAGTTCAGAACGAGTATACTCTTTTTCAGTATCAATAAGAGTAGTAAACTCATCAATAATCTGCTGGGTAGTAGTGGTCATTTTAAATTTGAAAAGTTTGTTTAATCTTTGAATCTAGTCTCTTGTATTAGTTGGTAATATTATTTTAGTAGTAATTTATCAATTTTTATTTAAAATGGGTATTTTTAACAAAAAAAAATAATCTAAATGTAAAATAAAAAAAATTGATAAAAAATAAAAATAAAAAAAAATATGGATAAATTATTTAATAAATTACCAGAAGATATACAATTATTAATAATATCATATATAACATATCCTCAAAAATCAGAATTATTAGAAGATATAAAGAATTATAAAATAATAAAAGAAAAATTATATAATAAATATAAAAATAATTTTATAAATATAAATAATTTTACAAATGGAGAATATAATGAATTAATAGATATGGCAGTAACATTAAATATAGAAAATAATTTATTAGGATATATAAATAGTGAAATAATATATAATTTATATAAAAGTTTAAAAAACATAAAGATAATGGAAAGAATGTTATGTTTTAGAATAAAAAGAGAATATAATGGTGAAAATAAAACAATGAATCAAATACATATAAATATGAATATAAATATAAAATCAAGAATAAATAGATATTTAGGAAGTTTAACAATAAATGAGAGAGAGATATTTTTAAATAGAAAAAAAAGAGATAAAATATACAAAATGTATGATTAGTTAGTTTGAGTATTATTTATAATATTTATTTTACCTTTAGGACAATTAATAATAATAAAAATATAAAAGAATAATTATAAATAAGAAAATATAAAATATTATATTATTATAAAACATTATATGTTTAATTTCTAATAATAAAAAAAAAAAATTTTTTTTTAATAAAACACAAAATAATTAAGTATTCAATATAAATGTAGGACCAAATTTTTGTTCATCTGAATGTTTTTTTTTAATTAAAGTTGTACCGTCGCCTAAATATTTTCTTTTAAGAGGTAAATAAATAGTATTAATATTTAATTCTTTAGCCAAGTAATATTCTTCTAAAGTAATATTATCACCACCAAAAAGATAAATAGATTTAAAAGGTTGTATTTTATTTAAATCAAACCATATTTTAGTTAATCCTAAAGGTTTATTAGAATTATTATTTACACCTCTTTTTTTATTAGTTTTACAACTAATCCATAAAAATTTATCAATCCAATTTGGATATTCTATATTTTTATTAATAAAAGTATCATCATAATCATCTAAACCTATACATATAATTTCAATATCATTTCTTCTAGATTTAATTTGAGAAATAATGAAACCAATATTAGGATTTTCTTTATCAGGAATATCACCAAAATAAAAAATAATAGAATTATTATCAAAATCTTTAGAAATAGTTTTAATATTATTATTTAATTCTTTAATACTTGAATATTGATCTAAATGAGAATTACCAAAAATAAGATAAGTAGATTTATTTTTAATATATTTTTTTAAATGTTTTAATTCAATTTCAGACATGTTTATATATTAAAATATAATATAATATAAATGAAAATATTACGCATTATAAATAGAATCTTTATTGTTATCAATATATTTTTTAAATTTTAAAATATTTTTATAACATTTAACAATAGTAACTTCACTAACACTACAAATATCAGAGAATTGTTTTTTAGAGAATTTCAAATTATTTTCTTGTGAATAATAATATAATATACCAGCAGCCGAACTAGTAGGAGAATTATCATTCATAATTTCATTTTTTTCTAAAAATTGAATTAATTTTTTACAATTATCAATATCAGTAATATTCATATTTAAACGACTACCAAATCTAGAAATAAAATTTTCAGGACTAGATGAAATAACATTAATTTGTAATAATTGTTGAAAACGAGAATTACCTTTATTTAAAATAACATGACTAATATTAAACATTTTAGCAATTTCTTTAGAACTTCTAGGAATATTATTAACTAAACAAGCATGATAAATACAAGAAGCAATTAAACCTTCTTTATTATCACCTCTAGATATTTTTTTTTCAGAAGTTTTTTTATAAAATATTTTAGCATCATCGATAACTTTTTGTGGAATACCGTTATTAGCAGTAGAAGATTCTAATTTATCAAAAATATTCCATAGAGTTCTTTCATCATATGGCATAGCATTCCACATTTGATACATTCTAACTCTTTTCATATCAATATTATTATTTTTACAACCACCAATTACAGAACCAATAGAAGATTTAGGAAGTAAATTATTAATAGGCATACCACATCTTGAAGGATCACTATCACGATTATCTTCATTACCATAAAAACGCCATTCAGCACCACTATCTAAATATTTATCAATAATAGCATTACATTTAGAACATATTTTCATATTATCATTATCAAAAGTTTCATTAGAACCACAACTGCAAATTGAAATAGGTTTATCATCAGTTAAATCATTTTTGATATTATCATATAATTCCCATAAATCTATATTATCAGTCATAAATAAAGACTACACATAAGTTTTATATATAAAATCATTTTTTTTAATTAATAAAAAAATAAGAAAAATAAGAAAAATATAATATCTATATATAAAAAGTAAAAATAATAAAGAAGAAAATAATTTACCAAAACATTATAAAATGTTGCTTTAAATTAAATAATTAAATTAACAGAATTACCTAGTCTTAAATCAGTATTTAACATTACTTGATAACCTGCATTTTTTAGTTTTAAACAGAAATTATAATCTTCAGAAGGAACAACATTATATGTACCTAAATTATCAGGTTTTTGAATAACTAAATTATCACCATTAAAATAAGGATATTCTAATTTATCAAAAACACTTGATTGCATACCAAAAAAAGATAATCCAACAAAATCAACAGGAATATATTTAGAATCAACTTCTTTTTTCCAATTATCTAAATCATCTTGTGTTAAATATTTGAAAGTTCCATTTCTACTAAAATAATCATTATCTAATTCTTTAACAGCAAAAAAAGATACTGCATCATCTGATTTATATAATCCAGAAACAATAGGATGTTGTTCAAGAGATTCAATCATATCTAATAATTGTTGTGGAGTAAATAACATATTTTTATCAATTGTAATCCAATAATCAAATTTAGCACCATTAAAAGGTTTTTGTATTTCATTATTTAAACCTAAAGTGCGTAATCTTGAATGAAAAATAGATGAATTATCACCCGAAGCAATTAAAAATTCATAATTACCAGATTGCCATAAATAACTTAAAGTATTAGTCCAACATAATAAAAATTTAGAAGAAAAATTTTCTCCTTGAAATGCGAGAGCAATTATTTTTTTAGTAGAAATATTACTTGTATTTGTTTGAGTTTCTGTTTCCATTATCTTAATAATAATTATAATAATATTCTTATATATATTTTTTTATTTATTATATTCTTGTTCATAACAAAGATTATGTATATATAATTTTTCATTTCTACCAACTCTTTGAGCTCTTCCAATAGCTTGTACTTTATATAATCCCATAGAATGATAAATTATAACATCTGTTGCGAAACTAATATCAATACCTGAACCAGCATGTAAAGTATTTAATAATATACATTGTATTTTTGAATTTTTAAAATCATTTAATATATTCATCATATGAGAAGTATTACCTTTTAATTCAGCATATGTAATATTATTAGAAATAATATTATCAATAATATTAATAAAACAATTTTCATATTTACTAAATATTAAAAATTTACCATTTGGTTTACTTTTAATTATTTCAATTAAAGTATCTATTTTACTTAAAATTTTCGTAGTATTATCTTTATCAATTTCATTTTTATTATTATCAATAGCAATCATATCATCAATATTAATATTAGCTCTACATTCAGGACAATTTGATTTATTATTTTTAATACAATTAAAAATACATAAACCACAAAATGAATGAGTACATTTTAATATAATAGGTTTATCTAATATATCCATACAAATAGAACAAGTTTTATTAGATAATTCTGAAACTCTATTTTTTAAAGAATTATATTTTTCATTTAAGTTATTTATTTCATTATTTATTTTATTTATTTTACTTAATTTAACATCCTCATTAATAACTAAATCTGATACATATTCTAATTCTCTTTTTTTATTTTCAATATCATTATATAAATCTCTTGTTATTAATTCAACTATATTTTCTTCTGATTCTGTTTTACCACCTAATTCTTTTATAGCACCATTAATATCATTAGCATTTAATTTATCAATAATACTATTATTAACATAATCTTTAATTGCTAAAAAATTAATAGGCATTTTACATAAATAATATTTTTCTTCTGGTATTGGTAATTTAAAACTATTTCTAACAAACTCTTTTTTACATTTTATTAACATTAATTTAATATTTTTAATATCATTAAATATTTGTCTTATATCATATAATAAACTATTTTGTGATCTTATTGAATATAATAATTCTTCATATGTTCCCGAAATTAACCATAAAAAATAATAATGTAATAATGGTAATAATTTTACTAAATCATGTGCTTCATCTATCATTATTCTTTTCCATCTTGTTAAATAATTATAATTATATGAATTATTATTATAATATTTTAATAAAACATCAAATGTTGTATTTTTTATTAAAACTACATCGTAATCACTAAAAAAATTATAAATATCATTATTTCTTATATTATCATCAGGATTTGGTAAATTTTTTTTTATAAAATTTAAATTTTCTATTGCTATAAATTTTAAATTAGTATCTTGTTTTAATGTTTTAACCCATTGTATATATACTGGTCCTCTTGGTACAATTATTAATGTTGAATCTATAATTTTATTAAATTGTTTTATTTTATTATTTGATGTTGAATAACTAAAATATGAATAATTTTGATTACTTATATAACTTTTTTCATATAAATTATTTAAATATATATCATTTAATTTACAAGATGCTACTATAGATAATGCTGTTAAAGTTTTACCATAACCAACTATATCTCCTATTATTCCAATATTTGTATTTATTTTATATGAACCATCTAAACATGTATTATATATATCATTATGTTTTGAACTATCTATATTATAATTTATACAACCTGTTTTTTCCATTTTGTACGCTTTAGATAAACATACTAACTGATGTGGTTTTAATTGTATGTTAATTAATGATGATTGTTTAATAGATGGTGAATTTTCATCTAATTCAAGATCATAATTATATAAAAAATTATTATTTTCATCCATTTTTATTTATATCATATAATAAATTTAAATTAATATATACACATATATTATATCTCTTAAATATTATTTTAATTATATTTACTACTAGTTAAAAAAAATTGATTTTTCTTTTTATTTTATTTTATTAAACCTATCTGGTATAATATTATAATGATTGATTCTCAAAATGCACTGAATATATATAATAAACTTTCAAATATAAAAAATAATGATGAATTAAAAATTATTAAAAAAGAATTAAAAAAATATCAAAATGAATTAGTTTCTACTTCTTTATATTTTCAATATTTTGATAATCAACTATCTCAAAATATTAATCTTAAAAAAAAATATTATTTAGAAATTGCTTCTGATATTGCTAAAAATTCTAATATGTTTCAAAAACATGGTGCTATTATCGTTTATAAAAAAAATATTATTGGTAAAGGTTGTAATAATACTACTATAAAAAAAAATAGTAATTGTAATTACAGTATTCACGCTGAAATTTCCGCTATTAATAATGTTATTAAAAATTATAATAAAGATATTTTACAATATTCAGATTTATTTGTTGTTAGAATTAGTAATGATAATCTTTTAAAATACTCTAAACCTTGTATTAATTGTCAAAAATATATTAATAAATTTAATATAAAAAAAACTTATTACTCCACTAATTATGAATTTGATAAATTTCATTAAATATCTAATGAAACTTTTGGTATTACTCTTCTTATATTTTTTTTAATTACTGTTTTTCTATTTTCATTATCAAATATCTCCTTTAATAATTCTTCTCCTGATAAATGATTTAATTCTAATATTTTATCTTTTATATCTGACATTTTTACTGGTATTTTTACTTTTCTTTCATTCGCTTTTATTATTCCATGTTGTGTATTTAAATCTTTATATTTATATTGAAACATAAAATTCTCTATTTTATTATTTAACGCCTTCTGATGTACTTTTCTCTCTTTTATTGCTATTTGTAATTTTCTTATTTGATCATCATATTTAAACCAATCATTTACCATACTTTTTAATGATTCTAATTCATCTGATGATGGTTCTTTTGTTTCATCTAATAAATTATTTATAAATAATTTATCATCACTCTGACTTTCTGATAATGACATATAATATATTTATTATTTAATTAAATCTTTAAATAATATTTTTATTTTTTTCTATATAATTTATTATATTTTCATATTCTCTTCTTTTTTTAAATTCTGATATCTTATTTCCATTTTTATATGCTATTATTGTTGGTACTAAATCTATTTGCATTGAATCATCTAATGATTTTAATATTTCTCTATTTATTTTTATTATTATTATATCTTTTCTTTCTTTATATTTATCTGTTATCTCTTTTATTAAACCCTTTATCATTATACAATATGGACATCTATCTGAATAATAATAACATATTACTATATTATTCGGTATTATCTCTTTTTTTATTTTTTTTATATTTCTTTTTGATGCATCCAATACTGTCATATATAATTTATTATACTATTTTAAAATTATATTATATTTTATATTTTTTATACATATATATTATAGAGATTATAATCTTTTATGGATACTTATAATAATAATATTGATCATAGATTTTATAATAATAATAATAATCAAAATTCTCTTTTATATGAAGATACTCAAAATTTAAATAACTATTTTAATAATATAAATGATGATTTAGATCTTAGATTAGAATCTAATAAAATTTCTAATACACATAAAAATTATCTTAATGAATTTCATAATATCAATAATAATAATAAATTTTATTCTAGTTTATATAAAACTGATTACACTAATCCTATTAACCATAATTATATTTTAGATCATAAATTATTAAGAGGTACTAAAATTAATTATAAAAGTTGTAATTTAAAACATGATAATTATAATAATGGTTCTTGGAATAATTATTTTGATTCTAATTTAAATTTTAATAATTCATCTTATAATATTTTTAATATTAATACTAAAAAAAAAACTGCTTAATTTATATTTTTATTTTTTTTATTAATTCTCTTTTATTTAATAATTTTCCATTTTTATCTCTTATTCTTATTTTTCTTTTATTTGCATATTCTCTTAATTCTTTTAATGATTTGTTTCTTAAATCATTTATATTCCCACCGCCATTCATTACTCCTAATATTTTATTCACCGTTTTATTGTCTAATTCCATTTTCTATTTATACTATTTATTTAAATTTTATTGCTATTATTTTCTCTATTATTGTTTTCTTTTTTATTGGTTTTACTGTTCCATCTGCTTTTTTTGTTATTTTTATACCTACTTTTCTACATTTTTTTAATAATTGCTCTTTTGTATATTTTTTATCTAAATATTCTCTATATAATTTTTTTTTTGTTTTTATAGATGGTCTAGATGATATCTTTTTTTTTACTACTTTCTTTTTTTTACCTCCTGACATTTCCATATGTACATGTGGTTCTCTTCCTCCTGAACATGATGAACCTCCTCTCTTCTTTTTTCCTCCTGACATTTCCATATCTACTTGTTGTCCTCTTGAACATGATGTACCTCCTTTCTTTTTTTTCCCACCGGACATTTCCATATGCATATGTGGCTCTCTTCCTCCTGAACATGATGAACCTCCTCTTTTTCGTCTTATTCTTCTTTTTCTTTTACCACCACCATCTTGAGTATCATCGGGACTCGATGTTATATCATCATCTAATACATCATTATCTATAACATCATGTTTTTCTTTAATAGCAACTTCTTCTGTATTTGTTTCAACATCTTCTGTTTTTGGACTACATATATATTCTTTTCCATCAATTGATACATCATGTGATTCTCCATCACCTCCTTTCTTTTTTCTTTTTAATATTTTTCTTTTTCTTTTTTTTGCTCCTCCTTTTAAAACATTTAAACTTTTAATTAATTTTTCAAACATTATTATTTTGTTCTATATATACATTATATTTTTTTATATTTATTATTTATTTTATAAAACATTTATCCATTGCTGTATATTGACTATTATCATTCTCACTTAATTTTTTTTCATCTCTTTTATATTTTTTTAATTCTTTTTTATTTTCCTTTATATTCTCTTTTATCTTTTTTATTTCTTCTCTTAATTTTTTTACATTTTCTTTATCCTTTTTATTTTCATTTATTTCTATTTTATTATTTTCAATATATTCTTCTTCTTCTTTTATTTCATTTTCTGATTTTACTATATTATCTCTTAAATCTATTATTTCTTTATTTGGTTTTGACATATCTACATCTATATCATAATATACTGGATAAGCAAAATTTCTAACATCTTTTTCTCTATTTAAATAAGATATATATCCTGATATTTCATTTAAATATTTTTCTTTTCCTTTTTCTGTAAATTTTCCATTATCTAAATATTCTTCACTAAAATCTTCATATTTTTCTGGTATTTCATCTTTTTCTTCTTTCATTAAATTTATTATTTTTATTAATTGCATTATATCACTTGTATATGGTGTTGCTGACATTAATAATAATTTAACACTGTCTTTTCCTGATATTTTATATGATTCTTTTATTCTTTTATTTATTACTTCTATATTTGGTTTTTCTGATATTACTATATCATTTGAATATAATTTATGAACTTCATCTATTATTATTAATGTTCTTTTTAATATATCTTCTTTTCCATTTTTTTTTTCTAATATATTATAAAATTTATTTTTTTTCAATAACATATTTGAAAATTGTTTATAACTCATTGGCATTATCCAATTTTTTGATAAGTATTTCATATAATTTTTATTAATATTTTTTGGTATATTTTCTCCATTTATTATTTTTCTTCTTATTATTGATGAACAACTTTGTTGATACATATTTTTCCATATATCTGATTTTAATGTATGTCTTGTAACCCATATTATTGTATAATTATGTTCATCAAATCCTCTTGTTGCTGTTGCTATTGCTGTACATGTTTTACCTGTTCCTACTGAATGCCATAATAATAATCCTTTATATATTGATTTATAATCATAAAAATTTGATATAAAATCTTGTGTTGGTGTTAATTTTATTAATCTTTCATCTTTTCTTGGTAATGATGGTGGTAATCCTTTTTCTGGTATTGGTAATGATTTTATTTCTTTACCACCAAATGATTTAAATTTAATTTCTTTTTCTTTATTATCTTCTACACAATTATTTTTTATTACTATCTTTTCCCACTTATACTTTTGATATCTTTCTTTAATATATTTACGCATCTCTTCAAAATTTAATAATCGGTTAGGTGCTTTCTCTAAATTTTTATTTATACCTTTCTTTCTCTTCCCTTTTATACCTCCTCCCTTTTTTAATTTTGATAAAGAATCTTGTATTGATATATTATGTATTGATTTTGTTAATTCATAATCTATTGAACCATATTTTGTTATTTTTTCTAATTCTGATGCAAATGATACTTTTGTTAAATCTATATTATTTAATAATATTAATAATTCTTGTACATTTATTTTTTCTTTTTTTAAATCTATTCCCTTCTTTTCTAAAATTTTTACATTTTCTGTTAATAAATTATATTTATATACATGTAATTGCCATCCTAAATTCGGTTCAAATTTTAATCCCTTTTGACCACAATACCTTGTTCCTCTTCCTATTACTTGTTTCTCTTCTGATTTTGTCATTAATGGTTCAAATATATGTAAATATTTTACATCAAATAAATCTATTCCTTCTTTATATCCTGAATCTATTATTATTATTCTTATTTTTTCACCATTTATATTATCTGGTCTCTCATTAAATTTTGATATTATTGATTTTTTTAATTTTATTGGAAATGGTTTATTATATATTTGTACACTACATAATAATGCTATATTCTTATTTTTATTTTCTTTCGTATATTCTTCCATTTTTAAATTTTTATTATATACATTTTTATATCCCTTTGTTAATAAACTTGCTGCTATCATTTTTGCACCAGATGATGATTCTTTTACATCTGTATATATAACATGTTTAAATTTTCTTTTATATTTTTTCATATCTTCTTTATCTAATTTTTCTATATTATTTATTAATTCAATCATTTTTGGTGATATCTTTTCTAAATTATCTCTTAAATTATCTATTTTAAATCCATCCTTATCTATTTTATCCATTTTTTTTTGCATTGAGAAGTTTGATATTTTTCTTATACATTTTGCTATTTTCGTATTATTCATTTTATCTAACTATATATTATATTATTATTAATTTATTTTTTGTTATTAGAGAACATATTATGAATTTTATTAATCATATATTTATTTTTATTTGTTTAATAATTATAATATATATTTTTTATATTATTTATAATAAGAAAATTTACGAAAATTTTAATATTGTTGATTTTATTAATAATAAACCTTTAATTAATAATAAAAGAATTCAAAGAAAAAAAATTAAACTTTATACTGACCCAGAATATAATGATATTAATACTAATAATGATATAATTAATAATAAAAATAAACAAACTAATATAAATAGAAATATAAATACTGATATAAATACAAATATAAATGCGGATATAAATACTGATATAAATACTGATATAAATACTGATATAAATACTGATATAAATACTGATATAAATACTGATATAAATAGAGATAATGA